CCGCTCCACTTGACCGCCCCCATTGCCGGGAAACGAACTGAATCCTTGTCGAACAGGAAGCTGCGTAGCGCCGGGTCGAATTGTGGAAGGACTGCCACGGCAACCTCGTCGATTTCCAGCTTAATATCGACAGCCAGTTCCTTATCGTCTTGCGCGCCTTCCTTGCGTGCATTGATGTGCTTGACCGCCGCCACGCTATTTTCTAATTCAAGTGCCATGATTTAGGTTCCTTGTTGGTTAATGTTCAAGCGGCAATACGTTCGTGTAGTAACTTGAAAGCCGTTGCCGCACATAAACGGACTTGCCCATTTCCTATTGCTTTTAGCCTATCTACTCGCGCCGGCACGCCGACTGCGACCCTTCCAATTTCAGGCTCTACTTCCCACGTTGCGTGCATCAAAAAATCATCCATAGACATTGGTTCAAGCGAAGTCCAGCCTACCGGCCAGTGCATCAACCATTCAACCCAATCAGGATTAAGTTGCCCGCCAATTTGGTCGTTCAAATTGCGCGATCTATTGGGGTCATCCCAGCGACTCGTTTGCCCGCTGCGAAAGTCCCTCGCTTGCGGCGTCGCGTATGTGTTGCTCTTTGTTGCTCCACGCTCAGCCGCATAGTCCAGTCGATCACGCAACGTCCCAGTCTTACCGCTGTCTTTATGATCGGACGCGCATGGCGTTGGAAATCTCACCAGCGTATTCACTACCTGCGTCAGAGACTGCCCGGTCATGTTCTCTGTCATCACTCCGCCGCGTGTTCCATCTGTAGCTGATGGAGTTGGCCAGTTCTGCATGTTGCTCACTTGATCGCGCAAATTCGCTGGCTTGCTGCGCCCCGGTCTGTTGATCGTTGCTTCTCTGTGCAATGATTCGGCTGACTTCGGCGGCAACTTGTCCATCGTTGTTGGAGTAGCCCAGAACCCAGATTCTTTCTCTGAGGTGCGGCGCGCCAACATCGGCTGCTGATAGCACGCCCCATTCCGCATCGAACCCCAGCGCGGCCAAGTCTCCAAGAACTGTTCCAAGTCCGCGAGAAGTGAGCATTGGGCTGTTTTCCACAAACACGTATCGAGGTCGTACTTCGCCAACAATGCGTGCCATTTCTTTCCAGAGGCCGCTGCGGGATCCTGTAATGCCTTCCCCCCCCCCCAGCGGCTGATATGTCCTGGCAGGGAAACCCGCCCGATACGACATCAATAATTCCTCGCCAAGGTCTTCCGTCAAAGGTGCATACGTCATCCCAAATCGGGAAAGGCGCGAGAATTCTGTCATTTTGTCTGGCGCACAGAACGCTTGCGGGGTAGGACTCCCACTCGACGGCGCAGACAGTTCGCCATCCAAGCATGTGACCGCCAAGGATTCCACCGCCAGCGCCTGCGAAGAGCGCGAGTTCTCGTAGTTCTGCATTAGGGCTTGGCTGATTAACCATGACATTTATGCTGCAACTCCGGCGAACTCTTCACTGAGCCATAACTGAGCAACTGAGTCTGTTGTATCGAAAGCGGTTGCCACGGCTGCAATGATCTGTTCGCGAGCTGGGCGAACATCTTTTGGCTGTTCGTAATTGCTGACGGCTTTTTTCTCTGTTGTGACTGCATCTTTCATCGGGAACGGCCAAACAGTAGCTGGACGCACGCCATCTTTGACTGGCTGAGTTACGGCAATGCTGGCGGCGCTATCAACGGCTGGTTGCTGCTCGGCAACCTGTTTTGCTTGTGCATCTGCTTGCGCCTTGGCTTCTTCCTCCGATTTGGCGCGTGCAGCAGCGGCTTCTGCCTCAATCTTGGCCTTAGCTTTGGCTTCTTCCTCGATGCGCATTGCTTCACGCTCGGCTTCCTGTCTTGCAGCTTCGGCGGCTTTATGAGCGTCAATGCGCGAGGTGACTACCAATTGAAAGTCATCCATTGGCTTGCCAATGATTTGTGCAAGATCGTTGAACAGGAACCCAAACCCGGCGGACGTTTCTTTGCACCAAGTTAGCTTGGCGCGAATGTCTTTTGCCGCCGCATCTGCGACGATCTTGCCATTCGCCAAGGCATCATCCACTGCGCTTTGCATACTGGTGTAGTTGCGTTTGCCTTTGATTGCTGTGGCAAAGTCAGGGCGCTGCACATTCAATTGAATCGGGCGAGTATCAGCTTCTAGCGCCTCAATATGTGCGGAGTAAGCAATTCCGGCCTCACTTACCATCAGGCGTTTTTTGGCGAGGTCTTCTTTCTCTACATCTTTTTCCAATTGCAACGCTGTTTCGTTGAGGTCTTTGCTCCATGCATCCATCATGCGTGCAGCCTCTCCGATGGTTACGGTCTGCGACAGCATCGAATCCTTCGATACCTTGATCTCTTTGGCTTTGTCGCGGAACATCTTGGCCGCCGCCTTTGCGTTGGAGAAGTCTTGGTCTGAAACAAGCGCGATGGCGCGTACTTCTTCGAGCTTGGCCTTCAATGCTTCGCCAAACTCTTTCATATTGTGAGTGGTGATCTCACCCTTGGCGTGAACGAATAGGGCTGGAAGCTCAATTACTATTTCCGCCTTTGGCTTCTCGGCAATTACACGAGGCACATAGTTGGCAAGATCAATCTCGAATTGCTTCCATCCGGCGATGATGCGATCACGCATTGCCGAATCTGACTTGTAGGTGCGTTCGCGCTTTTCAACCAATTCATCGTTATCGTTAAATTTGCTAGCAATGAATAGCGTTTCATCGCAACCCAATACCATGTGCTGCTGTTCCATCTGAGAGGTGTAAAGTTCAGACAGTGGGAGATCGTTATCGAAAACATCGCGCAGATCATTGTTGAGGCTCTTGTGCTCGAAATTTTTGTCATACGCCATCGTTATGCCGTCGGATGACGCAGACAGCAGGCGAGACAATCCATAGTCCTCGGTGGCAATGATCGGGTACAGGTCTTCGCCAATAATTTCTTCGGCAATCGGTCTGGCAAGCGCCTCGAAGCGATGCCCGTCGGCAAATCTGCGTAGCGTTGCTTCGTCGAACTCCTGGACAACCCCAGTTGCATATTCCTCAAGCAATTGAGTGCGTGTTTTATATTGCGAGATTCCAAGCATGGCCGGAACATCGCTCGCGTTGAAACACTTTACGCGGTGCTGGTGCCACTCTGGCGATCCTTGTTGTAGGTTATGAATTTGCATTTTTATCTCCTGTAGATGCTTGCTCTTTGTCCCAGCGATCCCAGCACAAACCCTTGTCCGAGAAGTGTTGGCATTGAGAAAAAGACTGTCCAATATTCGAATTGCAGATATTCCAATCAAGACTGACTGAACCGGCACATTGGAACCACCACCGTGGGCATGTGAATGAGCGCATTTCTGTACCAACAGGGAATGGCTTTCCTTGCTCCCAGTCTGCAACAGGAATCCCGCCAAAATCCTCAAGCGCCAACCCATTGCCGGCCCCGATCTTGATTCCGGGATTGGCCTGATAGACGCGCACAACATTTGGCAATTGTTTGCGGCCAGTGAATTCGACGAACTCGGATACCCTGAACCCAAAGCCTTTGCAGTTGTGGCAAACTATCGCGGCCTCTTTGCTCTCACCCATGCCGGAATACAGACCTGTTCCACGGCATGAGCCACATTCATGTTTTACGGTAATGGTCATGTCAGCCTCAGTCGTTCTCGTGTGACCACGAATCAATCGTCTGTTTCTGATCGTCAGTGAGCTTTTCCTTGGTTTCGATGGTAGCGATCAGGTCGGCGACGGTTCTTGTCTTTTCGATGATCGCCTTCCGCCATCCGGCTTTTTTCTTCTCAAAGTTCTCCGGTGTGCAGATGGGGATTTCTTTTTTGCCGGTATCGGCTGCGGCGGATGCTGAATTCCCGCCTTGCTCTGCTTTGTTCTGCATCACACTTTGCCAAGTGGCCTCTCCGTCCTTGATCGCGCCGAAGATTCCACGCAGCGTCACGATTTGCGGCGGCGAGCATTTGGCTAGGTCATGCCCAAGATACGAGGCCAGATCGGTAGCGGTAACACCGATGGAAGAAAATGCGTCCACGATGCGCTTACGCTCTGCATCTGGGTCTTTCGCGGCATCGTCCAATCGGATTTTCTTGATGATCTCTTCCGCCTCGTCGCACAGATCGCCAGGTATGATGCGCAGGCCAAGCGAGCGCATGGCCTTTGAAATTAGGGCCCCGCGCTTATTGAGCAGGTCATCGTCAGTTCCGAGTACGGTGTAAACGTCCTTGTTGTAGCTGTTCTTGCGCACGCTGATGTAGGAGCCATCGCTATTCGGCTTGCTGCGTTCAACAGTTTTCGACACGCGAACGTCAAGCGGGTAGGTGATATTTGCTTCAAGATCGGTGACTGATACGCGGTGAACTTCCTTTTGCTCATCCTCGAAGATCATGGTGGTTTCGACCAGCACGTTCTTCATGCAGCGTAGTGCTACTTCGACAAAGCGAATCCCAAGACCTTCCACGCCTTGCCCGATTGGCTTGATGTAATAGGCGCTCTTGTTATTGGCGAAGCTGGGTCGGCGACATTCCTTGAGCAATTCCTGACGAACTGCATCCATGTTCCGTGGATTGCGCATCGCCATGATGTAGCGCGATTCAACCATTGCTTTTGACTGGGCCGCGATTGCCGTTGATGCGGTTTCGACAACCGCCATAGTCCGGCCTGTTCCGCCGAAATCTTCTTGTGTTGCCAGTGCTGTTCTGTCGTTCATTTTGTGTGCTCCTGTTGTTTTTATATTTTGTGGAGGTCACGGCTTACGCCGCGACCCGTGACCAGCGATCAGAGACTCTTGGTGCAGCGGAAGCCGACGTCGTCGCCGCGATACTCGGGGTAGCCGCCGTTGAGACGGAACACACCGGCACGCGAGTTGGAGCCCCAGAAGCCGCCCCGCAAGAGCGCACGGCCAGACCAATTTGCGCCACCTTCTGGGTACCAGCCGACGCCATTCTTTTGCGATTTTGCTGGCGCGGTGGTAAGCGAGATTGAATCGGCGGCGATCTTGCCGGTCAGTCCGTTCTCATCACCTTGAACATCGTCGAATACCCATGAGTAGCAGTTCCCGGCAAAGTCATAGATGCGCTCACCGTTCGAGAGCTGGTGCCAACGGCGCTCTTCTGCATCCTCGGATTCGTAGGTGCCGGCTTGTGCTTCACTGACGTTATCTTTGTGGATGCCTTGGAAAATCTTGCCTTCGCCGACCCTGCCGCCAGTCCAGTTGATGTCTTGCTGACTGATGTCGTAAGCAATCGCCAGTGCGCGGGTTTCTGCCAGCAGGTCATAACCAGCAACGGCGCAAGCCTTACGCGCTTCGTCGTAGTTGATCTCAACCCAAGGCATAGCATCGGCAACAGACTGCGGGATACCGGCTGGGCCGCGTGTTGCGATGTACTGAGCAATTTGGAAAGATGGGACAACCTTTCCGCTTGGAAGCGTTACTTCCGGCACTGTGATGAAAAGGCTGCTTGCCTTAACTGTGGCAGCCACTTTGGCGCGCAGGTCGGAAGCCAACAGATGGTATTCAGCAGCGCATGATTCTGCGTATGCTGCAATCGCTGGGATGGTGTGCTTATCAGTAGTGAGGTTTAGGACGAAGTATTCGTCGCCGAAGTGCTTCCCGCCTGGCGCATCGGTTCCGTCGGTGCGTGATATGTTGAATTTGTGGTAAAGACCTTGTGCTTGCTGATTCATTTTTTATCTCCATTAAATTTACGTTGATTTTGCGAAACTCATTTCTTTACTATCAGCCACCAAAACAACATGCATAAAGCAATTGCGCCAGCCCAGCTCATCCCGATTAACAACAAGTAGTAATGCCAGTTGCGCATTGTGATAATCCAGCGGTTTAAGTTGTTTAATCTCATTGCGGCTCCCTATAACGTGTTGGCTGAATGCAATTCGCGCTTTGCAGAAACGTATGCGCTGTATGCGAATTCTGGAGTATCGAAATACCCAAGGTGTCTTTGCTTCCCAGCAACCTGAATGCGCGCTTGATATTTCTTTTTTTCTGCATGGAAATGAACCCCAAGAAACCGAGACTGATTATTTTTCTTTGCGACAATTTGATTTTGTAGATTCTCGCCAGTCGTAATATTTCGCAGATTCGACATGCTGTTGTTCGACGTGTTGTGATCTATGTGGTCAATGTCTCCGCTCGGATATTCGCCATGCACATATAGCCAAGCTAGGCGGTGTGCGTAATACAGCTTGTGGTCGATATTGATCTGCACATACCCGTGCGCATAGGTTCCGGCGACCATTCCTGCTTTCCATCTGCCATAAGTCACTTTTCTTGTGAAAACCCCAGTCTCTGGGTCGTAAGAAAAGAGTTCTTTGAGTTGCGCTTGAGTAATCATTTCTTCGCGCTTTTCTTGGCACAATGAATCTGCGTCCACCCTTCAATCTTTGTCGGAAGTATGCAAAACACAGCCCCTTTGAAAGCTATGATGCTTCCGTGCTCTTTTGCCTCTATCGCAACGTCTTCAAGGCGTTCATCTAGTTGGCATGGACGGAAATATCCGACCGCTTCGCGATATGCCGTAACTCCCATTTCAGGACGGCTTGCAATCATGTTGCTGGCTGTTTGCATGACAATCTCCCTTCTCCGATTTAGTTGAGCACTGATGACATAGGCAACTTCTGACCCCGACCCATATCAATCCGCACTGCTCGCACTTGTTTTGCACATCGCGCATAAGCCACGATGGGTTTGGTGCGCTTTCGTCATATCCGAACTGGTTTCGCATTTGCGCCTCCATTCAATTGTTCTGACGCCTTCACCCGGAGCAGGGATAGACTTCTTTCGAACTGTCTACGGTCGGCCTGTATGGCTATCAGGCTGCCTACCTATCCCGGTCGGTGACACCGTGCTAACCAGCTCACATCGCACCTGCAATGCAAGCCAGAGGGATTCTTTGTTGCTTCTGGCTGCCACTACTTTTAACCCGTCCCAGCAACTCTCTTTATTCAGCTCTCCACCTTTCGGCTTCGGCAATGTGTGAGGCGTAACGTCTGCGCTTATTGGGTTTGGCTACTGACCCACGGTGATTTGTGGAACACGGTGCTTTGTGTTTTGCCTGCGCTCCGGCTGGTTGCTGCTTCACGATGCGTTGTGTTGCGGCTTGGGAGAATTACACCATACGGTGAATTACAAGTCAACACCAAACGGTGAATATATTTGTATTGGGCAATAAAAAACCCGCCTGAGCGGGTGGTGATTGGCTGAAATATAGTGGTGCTGGCTTATGCTGCCGAATTACTTACTCTTGAAATGGTTGTTAAGCCATGCTGCAAATTTCTGATCGTCTCCTGGCGGAGTTACGCCATGCGTGTAGAACTGAGTATTTAGGGCATCAACTCGCTCTTGATCTATCTGCGCGGCAGTCTTGCCCGCCGATCTGGCTAAATCAATCTTTCTATCAAATTCACTCATTACTTTAGCTTTAATCAGTCGCCATTGATCTTCAGTGAGATTTGTATTGGCCTTTTTTAGTATTCCAGAGAGCAGTTCCCATTGCCTTTCTTTGTAGGCAATTTCTTCTTGAGAATGCGTCGCGCAATGCGGCTTTGCTCTAAATAGTTGGAAGAACCATGTAAGCATCGAGGAATTACCAAAGATCACAATAGTATGGGCTCCCATCTATCGTTAGCGCTATCTTTGAAGACGTGTGATTCTGTACTTCTACATTTCCATAGTGAAATACTCTATGACAATTCGCGCAAAGCACTAACATGTTTGAGCAAACGTCTAATCCACCATATGCCAAAGCCTCTAGGTGGTGTACTTCGCAATAATCGGTTCCATCGCGCTTGGTGAATTTGTACCCGCAAATTTGGCACGCAGATCCGCGTGCCAACTTGATTTTGGCTACAAGGCCGGAATCCCTTTCATATCGACTTGATATTTCCGCTAAAACCACTAGATGATTAACGTTTTTCATCCACTCGCGATTGCGCGTATGAAAATCTTTAACATCCTGCCATTGCTGTGTTGGCAATAGACTCGTTATATTTTCGTGCTCTGGATTTCCGGGAAGTTCCGCCAAAATAAATTTCGTGTCATCGTTTAATTCTCGCGGGTCATCAATGGTAAATCCATAAACTGATAGCCATCTATGCCATGAAGAAGGCTTCAAGTCTCGTGTGCGATCATGCCAAAGAAAGCCTGGCTCATGCACTTTGACTATTGGGTTTGAGCCGCGAGTGTTTGTTAAATCAAGATGGCAATAATTGGGGAGTAGGAATTTGACGCTATGCTTGGCAATATTTCGGTCTTTTTTTGCGATAACGTAAATTTCATCCAGTGGGTGAAACTCGTATGGGAAGAGGCCGTCATTGCCTACACTAATTAGTGTAGGTGTGTTCTCAAGAAATTCTATTACGGGGCCGTCAATCATCAAGCTTGGCAGAGCCAAACTTCTTAAATGTCATCGGCAACGCCCGAATAACGCGACCAACGATCATGGTTTCGTCTGGGCGACTATCCCATAGCCAGCTTGGAAAAAATTTATTGTCGGAACTTACGGTCAATTCCTGCCCTACCAGTGATATACGTTTACACACCAGCTCGCCCCCGTGGCAAATAATGTAAATTGCTTCGCCAGCATATTCTTTGATGCTAGTGTCAACAAATAGCAAATCGTCTGGCTGAATTGTGGGGGTCATGCTGTCGTTGCTTGCCGTGATGATCTGTATGGCCCCTTTGCGATTGACGCTTCCTACTAGCCTTATAGCCTCATCTGGCGACATGATTAGAGTCCGAACAATCTCAGGGTAATCCGTGTTTACGAAGCCGTTGCCACACGATGCCCGTATGTCGAGTACATTAAACGTGGCTGAATTGTTCGTTAGAGCCAAGTGCGTTATGGGTTCTTGATAAGGAGGAAGGTCATCTGGGTTAGAAAGCCATCCTGTTGGGCGATCTGGCGCATATTTTAGCTCCATTGCGCGGGCAACTTTCTCGCCGAAGGATTTTCTCCCCGCAAGCATGTCATTAAGTTGCCTATCAGGCTTGCCAAATTTCTTGGCAGCATTCGCCAGCCCATCTCGAGCAACAAGCGTGGCCAGCGTTTTCCTCCTGATTTCAGCGGGATTTTCCATTTTCTCATTAGACCATTTTGTAATCATTTGGTGAATTCACCAAAAGGTGTTGCGTACACTTCACCGTTCGGTGTATTCTTCGGGTTATGGAACTCAAAACTTACATCACGTCAATGTCAATCGCTGAGCGAGAAGCCTTCGCCGCAAAGTGCGACACCACCTACGCATTCCTTCGAAATGTTGCCTATGGTCAACGCCGTGCCGGTGAAAGCCTTTGTATAAATATCGAGCGCGAATCTGCTGGCTCGGTTACTTGCGAAGAGCTTCGCCCAGATGTCGATTGGGCATATTTGCGCGGAACCAGCAACAAGGAGGCCGCTTAATGTTTTCTCCGCTGACATCCAATGTCCTCTCCTCCCTAGAGCAGTCAGCGGGGTTGGCCGTGCCTTCGGGTGCGGCTTTTTTATTCCGATGTGAGCATTTGTTTTCATGGTTTGCATTCTCTTTTTTTTGCCCAAATAAGTCCTTACAAATGGTTGCAAATATGAATTTCAATTTTGTAGGGGGTTGTAATGAGTGAGAGCAAAACCTTTAACGATGCGCTCATTGAGTGTGTGAAGGCGGCAGGTGGATCAAAAGTTGTAGGCGCTGCGCTATTCCCAGAAAAGCCACTTGATACGGCCCAGCGCCTTCTATTGGCCTGCCTAAATGAAGATCGCCCAGAGAAGCTATCGCCAGACCAAGCGCTATTCATTATGCGCATGGCAAAGAACAAAGGTTTTCATGGGGTGAATTTGCTCTGTGATGAGCTCGGGTATTCACATCCTTCTCCGGTCGAGCCAAAGGATGAAATGGCCGAATTGCAGCGCCAGTTTATTGAGGCATCGAAACATATCTCGGCGATGGCCGAGCGGATTGAAAAGTTATCAGGTCAAGTCAAGTAAGGATTGGTTATGAGAACAAACGTACAAGACACATCCATAGAATCGTTTTATTCGCTTGGGAATTCCAAGATCAAGACGCAATCAGACCGCATCTTTGAGGTGATCGAGTCGCATTGCAAGCGAACTAATCGCGATGCCAGCCTGAATGAAATTAAGAAGCTGTATCGAGCAACACATCATCAGGATATAGAACTTTCAACAGTATCAGCGCGTGTCAATGCGCTCGTTTCGTCTGGGCGTATTCAGCGCCTCGAATCGACCAGGCATTGCGCGATCACAAAGAAAAGCATTCATCCGGTTCGCCTTCCAGTCAAACAAGCGGAGTTATTCACTTGACTCAACCGCAACTATCTCCGCTAACTCCGGCAGATTGCGACTTGCGCGACTTTGCGTTCATGCCGCTTGATGTTGTTCGGCTAAGGGATAGCGATTTGGCTGCTCTTGAGTCGCCAGAAGCTTGCTGGGCTGCGGTATTGCTGTGGTGCGCTTCGTGGCACCAAATGCCAGCGGCAAGCTTGCCTGATGATGATCGTGTGTTGGCAAATCTGGCCGGTTTCGGTCGGGTTGTAAAAGAGTGGCAGAAGATTAGGGATGGGGCGCTTCGCGGATGGGTGATGTGTACGGACGGTCGCTTGTATCACCCAGTCATATCTGAGAAAGCGATAGAGGCTTGGCGCGGCAAGCAAGAGCGCCAATGGAGAACAGAGTGTGCTCGTATTAAAAAACACGCTCAGCGCCACAATATTGAGTATCTACCGCCTGATTTCGATCAATGGATTTCCGAAGGTTGTCCCCAAGGACAATATATGAGTGTCCCTAGGGACAATACAGTCCAATTGGGTGAGCAAGACGCTAGTGTCCCCGACTCGTCCCTAGGGAAAACGCATCCACAGGGACAGGGACAGGGACAGGCACAGGGACAGGGACAGGGACAGGGACAGGGACAGGGACAGGAAAAGAAACCATCGGCTGCCGCCGTCCTCGCTGCGCTCGGCGTTGACCAAGCTGTTGCTACCGACTGGATACAACTTCGAAAAACCAAAAAAGCCGCCATCACTAAGACTGCTCTTGAGGGCATACAGCGCGAGGCCGACAAAGCTGGCATCACTATGACAGACGCATTGCGTATCTGCTGCGAGCGTGGGTGGGCTGGCTTTGATGCTTCGTGGGATTGGAAGACGAGAAGCGGCGCTCAATCTGGAAACACAAAGGCAGATCAGATTGCCAAGCACAACGAACAAGTTGCTGCGGAGTTTCTTGGTGGCGGTGAAAAGGTAGTCGATGCGGAGGTGGTCAATGCGTGATTCTGACAAAGCCAAGTTTCTGAAAATGATGCAGGTGACTCTTGCTGTGTACGACAAAACAGCGACAACTGAAACGGTTGGCCTGTGGTGGAATCTGCTTGGATGCTACGAATTTGCCGATGTTGAGCAGGCTTTCGGCCAATACCTGAAAAGCGCAGAGGGAAGATTTTCGCCAAAGCCAGCCAGCATCATTTCGATCATTGATGCAATGCGCCCAGACGGACGCCCTGGTGCAGATGAGGCTTGGGCAATGATTCCGATGGATGAACACGCCAGCGCAGTGATGACGCAGGAAATGGCCGAGGCTCTGCACATCGCGCAGCCTTTGCTGGATGCTGGCGACAAGATCGCCGCGCGCATGTCGTTCCGTGAAGCCTACAACCGAATCGTGGACGCCAACAAGCGCAACGGCATTAAGCCGTCATGGTTCCCATCGCTTGGGCAGGACAAGGAAGGGCGCGACACAGTTCTTGCTGATGCAGTGCGCCTAGGCAGAATTGGAGCCGAACATGCAATTGGATTAGTCGCGCCGGACAAGATTGCTCCGATGCTTCAATCCGCAGGCGAAGTGCGGATGGCGCTGGAACACAAGATGCCAACATCTGAGGCTGCATTGGCAAACATTGCGCGCATCAAGTCGATGCTGGCTGGCTCAAAATTGAGCGAGGTGCCAGCGTGATTCTCACCAAAGAACAGCTACAAGATGTTTTGGAATACAACCCAGAAACTGGGGTGTTTACCTGGAAAATCCGCGCTGCTCAAAATGTGCGAATCGGGGATGTTGCAGGCCAGATTACAAGCAAAGGGTATGTGCGCATAAAAATACTGGGCAAGCAATATATGGCTCATCGCTTGGCATGGCTGTACGTGCATGGCGGCTTTATGCCAGATCAGGCCGATCACATAAACGGAGTTCGTGATGACAACCGAATCGCCAATCTGCGCAATGCCACACATGCAGAAAACATGATGAATAGGCGCGTTCAATCAAACAACGAATCAGGTTACCCAGGGGTGCATTGGGCAAGTCGTAAGGGTAAATGGCGTGCAGATTGTGCTGCTTATGGACGCCGAAAATATCTCGGGATGTTTGCGACCGCAGAATTGGCATTTGAGGCATATCAGGCTTATTCAATTCAACACCAAGGCGAATTCAAAAGAGGTGTGGAATGAGCGCATCACGTAAGCCGATTCGCAGACCGGGTAAAAAGACTGGGGCACGAATCAATCACACCATAGCGCTCAAACCACTAGGAATTCGCAATTTGATCTCCTACGAACTTCCAACTCGTGCCGCGATTGTGGCGCTAGAAAGCAAAGCACACACAAGCGACCATTTGGCTCACCTGTATTCGCTTGGCGACATGGCGCGCCGTATTTCTTCCTTGCCGCACATTCAGAGTCACGCTTTCTCTGTTATGCGCATGTGCGAGTCAATTCACCAGTCTGGTGTGGGCGACACAATGATTGTTGATTCGATGCGCATCAGTACAAACCTATTGCTTGAGTGGATAAACCAGCAAAGCAATGCGGCAATCAGCTTGGCGGCCAATAACGCGATAAAGGAGTTGGCAGCATGAACTATTCAATCGCATTAAGCCTGGCAGCACTGGCTGTTGAAATTGACTACCTGCAGGAAATGCCAAACAAGTCGGTGCATGTCGAAGCATTGCACGCGATGGCAAAAGAATTCGCAGGTGATCGCGCATCAGAAATATATCCAAACTTTGATGATGAATGCGCGTGCAAGGTAACAAACTTGGATGGAATTTGTGTTGAATGCGGGAATGTTTTTGCATGAGCAAGCTCGTGATTACAAGAACCGGTGAACCAATACCAACAGAGCAAGAGTTGGTGGGTATCCGCAAGTTCTTATTCGAGTGCATCCGTGGCACAAACGAAGAGGAAGACCGCGCATGGAAGCGGATATGGAAGCGACTTATTAACCTTGAGGCCGGCGAGATTTCATTCCTCGACTTCATTATTCCTCGTAATCCAAAGTTCCATCGCAAGTTTTTCGCATTGCTCGACATCGGGTACGAAGCGTGGGAGCCAAACCGCGTGCGCAAGAGCTACAAGGGCCGCGTAATGGAAAAGAACCGGGAGCAATTCCGCGAAGACATCCTCATTCTGGCTGGGTTTTATGAACAGACTTTTGACCTGAAAGGCCGGATGCGTCTGCGCGCCAAGTCGATCAGCTTTGCCAAGATGGATGATTCCGAGTTCGAGCGCGTGTACCAGTCCGTGGTGACGGTGCTACTGCGCGAAGTCCTGACTACATACAAAGATCGCGCTGAGTTGGATGCGGTCGTAGAAAGGGTGCTGGGATTCGCATGATTTTATTTGGCTCTGAAAACGTGTCTCTGAAGCATGGCGACTGCCTTGAGGTGATGAAGTCATTGCCTGATAACAGCGTTGATTCTGTCGTTACAGACCCTCCGTATCACCTGACATCGGTATCGCGTGGCCCACATGCTGCATCACACAAGCCAAGCACGCCGCATGGCCGTGCGCGCATTGGTGATCGCGGATTCATGGGCAAAGAATGGGACGGTGGTGATATTGCGCATCGCATTGAGCTTTGGGAAGAGGTGCTTCGCGTATTAAAGCCGGGTGGACATCTGCTGTCTTTTTCTGGAAGTAGAACCTATCACCGCATGGCGTGCGCAATTGAAGATGCCGGTTTCGAGATCCGCGACCAAATTATGTGGGTCTATGGCTCGGGATTCCCGAAATCAATGGATGTCTCGAAGCAAATGGACAAGCAGGCTGGCGCGGAGCGAATCGGCACTGGCGAAATGGTGCGTGGTGGATGCCGTGCGGCCCGAGGTGGTGGCGAACTCGTTGGAAGTGAGCCAATTGAGGAAATGAAGTGGAAAGAGATAACCGAGCCTGCAACTGATGCAGCCAAGCAATGGGATGGCTGGGGTACAGCGTTAAAACCATCGCATGAGCCAATCGTCGTTGCCAGAAAGCCGTTTATCGGAACCGTGGCCGAGAACGTGCTTCGCTTTGGTACTGGCGCAATCAATGTTGGTGCTTGCCGCGTTGATCTGAATGGCGACTACAAAAGTAAGGCTAATGGTCGTCCGTCACAAACTGGACTGCCAGACAACTACGATTCAGATAAGGCCAACCAGCCGGACACTATCGGGCGCTGGCCAGCAAATCTTATTCACGATGGAAGTGAAGATGTAATCGCGGCATTCCCTGTGACTGCAAGCGGTCAACCCAGTGGCGTGAAGGCTGGCAATAACAATAATGTCTTTGGGCAGTTCGCCGGCGGAATTCCGGTAACTGGGTTCGGCGATTCTGGCAGCGCGGCCCGTTTCTTTTACTGCGCCAAAGCTAGTCGGCAGGATAGAGACGAAGGTTTGGCTGGCTTTGAGTTGAAAGAGGCTGGCATCAAGAATGATAGCGGTCGCGGATTTAGTGAATCAGACCCGCATCGCAAGATTATGCGCGCTAATCACCACCCAACCGTAAAGCCAACTGACCTGATGCGCTATTTATGCCGTTTGGTTACTCAGCCTGGCGGCGTGGTGCTCGACCCGTTTATGGGGAGCGGCAGCACTGGAAAAGCCGCAATTCTCGAAGGATTTAGATTTATTGGTATTGATCTGGAAAGTGAGCACGTCGAGATCGCCGAGGCGCGCATAGCTCACGCGGCCAAAACCTACGCGCAAGAGAATTCACAGCAAAGGTTGTTCGCATGAACGGGCGCGTAATCACCAGAGAGATGCGCCGCCAGCTTGAGCGTGACAACGCTAAGCAGCCAGTAAGGCTTGCTCAAGTCCCGATTGGGGATTTTCCAAGGAATGATTCAACGCTGTTTGCCGCCTATCGGAGCCGTGACTTCCTTGTCCAGCTATTCAATGAGTGTGGCGCTGTGCGTGTTTCCGTGAATAGAACAGCAGTGAATTCTGCTGGCGGATGGGTAGAGGGAATTACTTGGGATGAGCTAATGGAGATCAAGCGCCAGCTCGGCATGGGCGATCAGTACGCAATTGAAGTGCTGCCGCAAGATAAAGAAATCGTGAACGTGGCGAATATGCGGCATTTCTTCGTATTGCCGGAGCCACTTCAATATGGATGGTTTAGAAAATGAGCAATCCCACCCGAGCTGAAAAATATTATTGGGGGAGGCTGGCTAACGAAGTTGGCTGTATAGCGTGTCGCCTATCGGGCATCCGCAATCACCATGTTTCGATTCATCACGTCGATGGACGCACAAAGCCAGGCGCGCACATGAAAGTGCTTCCGCTGTGTTTTGAGCATCATCAAGGCGGGAAGGCGCATACCCCATCTTTGCACCCTTGGAGACGCAGATTTGAGGCCGCATTTGGAACTGAGGAAGAGCTAATGGCGAAGTGCAATCTGATATTGGCCGAGAAAAATCACGAGAAACGAACAGATTGGAGTGCGGCGTGATCGAGAAGATACCAATGACTTCGGTCTGCGCGTCCAAGCTGCGCTCCCTTGAGCAGTCCGGGATGGAAGTGGTCGGGGTGATTTTGGTGAAGTGCAAGGAAGCAAACGGGACATACCAGCGCGCTACCGTGGATAACTTTGGACGCGTGCAGTGGTGGAAGGTTGATGGCTCTGGCCGGATGGTCGCCCTCAAAGAGCCGATTACGCAAAAGGCTGAAATCGTGAAGCGCCTGCGCGAGCTAAGCGAAGAAATGATCGAGATCGGCGTGGCGATGGACTATTACGGTGGACTGGACGAGCACGCAAAGCATGGCGCTGAGTTGGTCGGGGCTGCGCATATTGCCCGAAGCTGGATACCTGAGATTGAAGAGTAATGAGCCAGTGCGAATTTTGTGCAAAAGATGATGGGAATTACGACTTTGGACGAGATTGTTGCCTTGCTCGCTTCGTTTTACATGTGCCAACCAAGACGATGCGCGCTGGATATTTGGAATGGTGGATGAAGAAATACGGCAGGGAGCGGGTAGATCGGGTGAAAACATTGGTTGAGCAGGCTTGGGCCGAGAAGTTGGCCGAGGCTAAAAAACAAACACTAGGGCATGGGAAATGAGCGCTTTAACAAAAATGCAGGCTCTCGGTAGGTTGAAGGTGGGAGAAATGAACAAGACCGAGGCAGCTTACAGGCTGCACTTGGAAATGCTTAAAGCAGCCGGCGAGATTGTCTGGTATCGATTTGAGGGTGTGAAGCTGCGCCTTGCAGACGGATGCTTTTACTCGCCAGACTTCGCTGTGATGTTTAGCACTGGTGTGCTCGAAATGCATGAGGTCAAAGGGTTTTGGCAAGACGATGCGCGAGTCAAGATCAAAGTGGCGGCTGAAATGTACCCATTCCGCTTTATGGCTGTTACGCCAAGGGCAAAAAAGAATGGCGGTGGCTGGGATAGGGAGATTTTTGAGTAAAGCTATTGCATGGCATTGAGATTCGGAAAACTTAAAAGGGGTTGTGATGGCAGACGAAGCTGAATCGGCAGAAAAGTACGAGCAAGACGAGAGGGATCGGCAAATAGCCAAAGCGCACGCAGCGGCAACAACAGAAATTCCGCTTGAGTATGAGTGCCGTGAGTGTGGGGAGGATACAAGTGGCGGGCGGTGGTGCTGTGCATCATGTCGCGACATCTGGGTTCGGAGGTTTGGCGTTTAACGGGTTAAAAAGGGGGAGTCATGGTCATTGCAGTGTCTTATTTCAACGTTGAATACGCGCCCGGCATGTACTTCAATTGTGAAAAGCAGCGCGGCACGCTATCGGTGACGAGTTGCGCAGCTCAGTACAAGCGGCATAAGAGCAACTGCTCTGGTTCGGTATGTACTGGCTGTGAGCTTGGCGCGGCCCATGCGGGTGAGCAAATCATCTATAGCCTGCCGCAAAAGCTGTGCTGCCGGTGTGGCGGAACTGACAAGCGCCTGATTCATGCCCGTATCTGTGTGTCCTGCTACAACCGGGAGAGGGAATACATGCTCGGGCGCAATGCCAAGGGTAAGCCTCCCATCCATGCGCGGGCGCTCCATGCCGTTGGTGTATTTGTTGCCAAGGCCGGAAGAATCCAGATTGGCGTTGTTGCCGATACCGCCGAGGCCGCGATGGCTCCGATACGGAAAAGCCACAAGGCTGCGATTTCATTCATGCCGCCAGGCGTGCCCGATTATATTTTTGCGCAGATGCGCTTGCTGTAAGGAAGGTAAGCGCATGGATGTCGAGAAAATAGATCACCTTTGCAGAACCTGCGGAAGCGGGCGGCTGGAAAAATACACCACAAAGCAAGGGGAGAAGCGAATTCGCTGCCCTAACTGCGAAGTGGACGCCGTGGGGTGGCGGGCATCCAAGCTGTGCTTTTGTGGGCATCGCTTCCCGAATGGCTCAAGGTCGTATCTAAAGTGCGCCAAGAACCCTGAGCGCTCCCCAATGAGCCCGCACGCCATAGTGGTGATGCTGGATGAAGATGCGGTCAAAGAACGCAGGGACAACCCGCGCAAGGCGGAAAAGAGCCGTTCAGATTGTGATGATCTGTTTGGTGAGTCGGAGGAAGCGTAGTCGTGAGGCTATGGTAGGTCATGGGTAGAAAATCAAAACTGACGGAAAAGCAATGGGAAGAGGTCGGGCGTCGTCATCTTGACGGTGAAAGCCTGCGCTCTTTGGCGCGCGAATTTGGTGTGGGTGAAAGCACGGTGCGCGAAAAAATATCCGCGCAATCCGCGCAGATCAAAAAAGTTGCAAATCAAATAGTTGAAGTGGAAAAGGCAAAAAAGAGTTTGCCCGTTTCCGCGCAAATATCCGCGCTTAACCTCGCACAACGGTTATTGATGATTTCCGAATCCCTGAGTGACGCCGCTGTGGCTGGGGCGAATACGGCAAAGCTTATCAGTGAGAGAACGCACGAGAAGCTTTCCAAGCTGCAAACTCTTACCGATGATGATGTCAAAGGGGCGATTGCCGCATCTATGGCGGTCAACCAGTCCGGCAAGATGGGTATGGACATCCTCACTCTGACTACCAAGCCTAATGGGGCTGGCGCACTGAACAATCCCGGCAATAGCGACCCAAGACATATCCAAGACCTGACCGACGATGAACTACTCGAAATCGCTCGCGGCTAAGGAGGTTGTTATCCGTCGCAAGGCGAGAGAGAGCATCCTTAGTTATGTCACGGCTATTGATGTTCCCGGCAAACCTGTTGGTGATGACCCCGATGAGGAATGTTTTAAGCCGGTAGAAACATCGCTGGCGCACCACCATCGCTTGCTACTGACCAAGCTGGAAGAGGTCAGCGAGACGCCGCACGGTCGCATGATGGTGTTTATGCCGCCGGGCTCGGCTAAGAGTACCTATGCCTCTGTGGTATTCCCCTCGCGATTTCTTGGCAAGAAGCCAAACCGCAAACTGATTCTTGCCAGTTATGGCGATGATCTGGCGCGGAAGATGGGCCGCCGTACCCGTTCGATCATCAAGCAGCGGCGCTACAAGGGGATTTTTGGCGCAGGGTTGGCCAATGAGTCGCAGGCCGCCCATGAATTTGCCTTGACCAATGGCAGCGAGTACATGGCGTGCGGTATTTTGTCTGGCATCACGGGTAATCGTGCGCACGGCATCATCATCGATGACCCGATCAAGGGGCGCGAGCAGGCCAATTCCGAAACTATCCGGCAAAAGACGTGGGATGCATACGAAGATGACCTAAAAACCCGCCTCATACCTGGCGGATGGATTGTTATCATTCAGACACGGTGGCACGAAGACGATTTGTCCGGTCGCATCCTTCCCGATGGCTGGAATGGGGAAAGTGGCAAGATCCTCTGCAAAGATGGCAACGAGTGGGAAATTATCTGCCTGCAAGCGAAGTGCGAAGTCGCAAATGACCCACTTGGACGCAAGATTGGCGAATACCTGTGGCCGGAATGGTTTGACCGTAAACACTGGGCGCAGTTCGAACAGAATCAGCGCACATGGAATGCCTTGTATCAGCAGCGGCCATCTCCGCTTGAGGGTGATCTATTCAAGCCTGACAACATCCAGATAATTGATGCGTTGCCGATTGAGTCGATTGAATGGGTGCGCGGGTGGGACTTTGCCAGCACAACATCTGGTGACTGGACTGCGGGCGCTAAGCTGGGGAAACTTGGCGATGGCCGGTTGCTTATCGGCGATATGGTGCGGATTCGAGTTGGGCCGGATGATCGCGATAAGGCTTTGTCCAATGCTGCGAAGCGCGACGGGTACGAGTGCAAGCAATCCATCCCGCAAGACCCAGGACAGGCCGGTGTAACTCAGGTGAAATACCTGATACGGCAGCTTGTCGGGTACCGCGTCCATTCATCCACGGAAACGGGTAGCAAGGAAACGCGCGCTGAGCCTTTGGCAAGTCAGGTGAACGTCGGCAATGTGCTTATGCTGAAAGCGCCGTGGAACGATGCGCTGATAGCTGAACTTAGAGTGTTCCCCAATGGCACGTATGACGATCAGGTGGACGGACTGTCTCGGGCGTTCGGTCTGCTGATCGGGCGCAATCCTTCTGAAATCTTCATTCCAGACGCAAACAAGGTGGCGGCGAATGTCGCGGCTGAAATATCCGCACTTGGCACATGTGGGCGCTGTTCGGCATTCGACCGTGAAACCAAATTGTGTGGCGAGAATTTCGGGATGCAGGTAGGAGAGAATGATGTGGGTTGTGGAATGTTTATTGCCAAGTAGTATTCGTAACTGTTGATCTGTATTCCCCTGTAAAGCCCTGCTAAATTGTCGTGACGCGACAATGCGGGCATGAGTGATATTGCCCGCAAAGTAGCCTTTGACCCGAATGCACCGCAAGGCGAGCGTACTGACGCGCTCGCAGAATTGCAGCAGGCGGCCATGCCGACTAGTGTTTTGTCGATGGAAACCATCGGGCAAATCATGGAATTCGCCGACATGAACAAGTCGATCTCCCAAAACATCGTTCCATTCCCCGGTAAGAATCAAGGCAAGCCCGGTGTGCAATCGGTCAAGCTAGATGATCGGCAACTGGGAATGCATGGCGAGTATTGGGAAAAGCCTGCGTCAATGAGTTTTGACGCGCTGCGTGGGATGGTTGACCAAACCCCTGTGCTGAATGCCGTAATAATGACCAGAATCCGCCAGGTGCAACGCTTTTGCCGCGTGCAGGAAGGCGGCACTGGACTGGGATTCGCCGTCAAGCATATCGACAAAGACCACCAAATAAGCCAAAGCGAGCAAGAATCTATCAAGATGCTCAACCGCTTTTTCTCGAATTGCGGCTGGGAATTCAACCCACGCGCTCGCAAGAAACTGCGCCGCGATAGCTTCTCCGGGATGATGGGTAAGGCGGTGCGTGATTCTCTCGTGATGGATTCGTGCGCGATTGAGACAGAAATGAAGCGTGATCGTAGCCGCGGCATAGATGGCTTGGCTATGGTTGACGGTGCAACGATTCGTCTAACGCCCGAGGGTGGGTACAAGGGCGATGATGACATTTTCGCGCTGCAGGTAGTGATGGGAACGGTCAAAACTGCGTACACCTACGACGATCTGATCTATGAGCCGCGCAATCCGCGCTCTGACATCATTGTCGGCGGGTATGGGCTGGGTGAAACCGAGTTGCTGGTGCGCGTTGTAACTGGCTTCCTGAATGCCATGACGCACAACATCACCGGATTCGATAAAAACGCCATCCCCAAGGGCGTGCTGCATCTGTCTGGTGACTACACGCAAGAAGACTTGGTTGCATTCCGCCGTTACTGGAATTCGATGGTCAAGGGCGTGAATAGCCAATGGTCTGTGCCGGTGCTGGTGTCCAAAGATCAGGAAAGCAAGGCATCGTTCGAGAAGTTTGGCGTCGATTACGACGAAATGCACTTTAGCAAGTGGATGACGTTTTTATCCTCATTGATCTGCGCCATTTATGGCATGAGCCCAAGCGAAATCAACTTCGATTCGTTCTCGGGCGGCAATTCCTCGCCATTGAACGGCTCTGATACCGCTGAAAAGCTGGCAGATTCCAAGGACAAGGGCTTGCGCCCGCTGCTGTCCTATTTTGAAAACCTCTTCACTGACTACATCACTTGCGACTTTTCGGACAAGTACGTGTTCCGCTGGGCTGGCCTCGATGAAGAGGATGCGAAGGTCAAAGAAGAGCGCGCCGGCAAGATTCTCACTGTGAACGAAATGCGCGCCGAAGAGGGTTACGACAAGATGGATGGCCCATTGGGCGATGCACCGTTGAATCCTTCACTGGTTGGGCCGTGGCAAGCATTGATGCAGCAAGAGCAACCCAAAGACTTTGGCGGGCAAGCGCAGCCAAGCGGTGAAGAGCAGCGGGGCAAGGATGTGCCGGAAGGATTTGGCGGCAAGGACAAGGGCGAGGATTTTGGGCAGCAAGGAGGCAATGATGCCGGTGGGAATGACGACAAGCAGGGCGGCAGTGACGATCAACAAGGGAAAGCTCCCGAGCAAGCTGCTGATGGCGATGCTGGGGAATCTGACGACGAAAAGCAAAAGAAGCCGCTCGCGAAGTCGTTCCCGGTAGCCGATGAGCCGCTTGATTTCGGCACGCGCGAGACAGTGATCTACCGCTTGGGCGACCTATGAAGAATTTGAAGCCCGTAACCAGCATCAAGCCTGATGCCGAAGAGCCGAACAAGCCAAGCGTCCTGACCGGTGATTCCATTTATTACAAGCATCCTGAACATGGCGGCCCGCATCATGGCGTGGTGGCCGGTATCGGTAAGCATGGAATGCTTGTTGATGCTGACGGTGGCGGCGAGCATCAAGTCGAGTGGGGCGGTTACATCGCGCACCGGGCTCGGGCTGAGCGCAAGATGACTATCGTTGATCGCGGTGAAGACGGCTCGATCATGGAAGACGAGAACGGCAAGCGGGTTTTCGTGCGAGGCAAGATTGAGGATTATGATCTTGGCGCTAGTGACGATGCCGAAACTCTAGAAAAGGCACTGATTAGCGTTCCTGCTGTTCCAGTCACGCCAGAAAATCACCCGTTGAATGAAACTCTGCGCACCATGAGCAATTTACTGGATGCGGTGATTCGTGCTCAGGCCGCAATGGCAACCGATGTTGTGGTCGCGATTGCCCAGCTCAAAGACAGTCAGGCCGCACAGTTTCAGGGATTGTGCGCTGCCATTGCCATGATGAGCGAGAAAAATGGCGACATGGCCGCCATGCATCAAGCTCTGATCGCTGCGCTTACCGAGGCGCGCAAGCCGCAAGATATTTCAATACTTTAAACAAACGAACAGGAGTAAATTATGACCGCCCCAGTTGCGAGCAAAATACAACTCCCCGAAGACAGATGGCATAGCGGAAAAATGAAACGTACACAGACGCGAGTGATTGGCGCGAATACCGTACACGAGGATATGGTCGTAGTCGTTGATAAACGGGATATTGTTGGCGTATTCAAGGCGCAATCCCCTGTGGCAATCGTACCAATTGCTGCGCAAGATGGAATTACGACCGGGTTCCTATGGTTATACAACCCTGTGGCATCAACGATTAAGATGCAAATTTCCAACATCAAGATACGCTCTCAGTTTGCGGCAACGGCGATAGATCAAGCGGTCGGAGAGTTACGTCTAAGCCGCTTTACTTTCACTGGTATCAATAGCAGCGCGCTGATAACTCCGGCCAGTATCGACTCTACCTTCAATACCAATCAAGGCGAGGTAGCTGATGCCTGGGCTACTGCGGTGGCGTCGCTGGGTGCTACTATTGATGCGAATTTTTATCAAACAATGGATTCGGCAGTCGGCGCCGGTGGGAGCCGGAACCCGTTGGTTGATACTTTTAACGTCACATCGGAACACGAAGAGATTATTCTGCGACCTGGTGAAGGTGTGGTGATCTGGCACGCGGCATCGGTTACTACGAACAATAGGCGCTTGATGATTTCCGTGGCGTGGGATGAGTTTAATTGATGACGCTGCCACGGCCACATGAATAGAACCCCTCTGCTTATCGACATCGGCCCGCTGTCCTGCTGCGCATCTGATTCTGTTCTGGAAGACATGCACAAGGCGCTGCATGATGATGACCACGACATTTGGCGTCCTCATGAGTCGCCATTTATTCGTGATCTCATCGAGAAGTGGACATCGTTCGGGCTAGATCGCCTTGGCAAGATTCTCGCCGAGCTGATGAAGTGGATTAAGGGCGGCTTTCACAAGCCGAGCAAAACACCTGTTCCCAAGCCAAAGATGTTTGTCCGCTGGGGAAAAGATGAGCTTGAAGGTGCCAAGCTGTACCTTGAAGCGCTCCCACCGGAGGTATTTACCCTTGATGACTGGATGATGGTCGTCGATTACCTTGTCCAGAAATACCTTCCCCAGGATGTGATGATGGACGATGCCAAGTGGCAAGTCACTCGCGCATCCATGATGGGGCGGGTTCAAAAGCACATGCCGGAAATGGCGGCGGTCGCGGCTGGCGCAGCGGCGGCGAAAATGCCTGTTGATCTCAATATAATCCAACGCGATTTCGGCATGACATCGGCGCAAAAGGCCGCCATAGACTTTGGGCAACACCGTTGCTGTCAGTATGTGGCGAACGTAACTGAGTCGTCGCGCGTCAGAATGAAGCTTGCGGTGGTCAACTGGAAGAAAGAAGAGTTCGAAGGCGTGCCGTCGGCAATGGCGAAGCGCAACTTGGAAGGAAAGTTGCTGGACGAATTCGCTGTACTCAACAAGGATTGGCGCAGAATTGCGCTCACCGAGGCCGCCAACATGAGCGGAAACGGGTTCATCGGTTCGCTCAAAGCGGGAACGAAGGTAAAACGCATGGAGCAATATGCCGGTGCGTGTGACTTCTGCCGCAAGATCGATGGCACAATCATGACGGTTGTGCCGCCTGACAAGCCCAATAAAAACTGGGATACTGAGGTCTGGTCTGGCAAGGATAATCACACCCGTTCATCATCCCCGTATAGGCGAGTTGGCGGTCAGTTGGTTAAGCGTGGCGATTCTGAATTGGCAAAGATTGTTCCAGGGGCAATACACCCGCATTGCAGGGGGCGGTTTGTCGAGGTTGCATCGGCGAAACCAAACGACGACCCCAAGTTCTCGGAGTGGCTAAAAGAGCATTTTGCCAAAAAGAAAGGATAGGCATGGCAGCCGGTAAAAAATTGACGCAATTCGAGGCTGAAGCGAGGTTCGTGGCGCATGGGTTTGTGTTGCGTGCCAGCTACAAGAATGCGCATACCAAAGTTGCTGTCGAATGCAAGCGCCATGGCTTTGTGGATGAAGTAATGCCAGCCAATATATTCCGTGGGCAGGGCATGAAATGCTGTGGCATTGAGAGCTCGGCATTGACTGTTGAGGAAGTGCGGAAGCGCATTGCCGCGCTGGGTTATGAGTTGGTTGGCGAATATCGCGGAACAGACAATAAAATCACCGTTAAATGTCCAGCTCACGGCAAAACCTTCGAGGTTATGGCAAGAGGCATAATCTCTGATGGCAAGGGGTTGATGTGTTGCGCGATAGAGAAGACGCGTATCCGCATGACCGGAAGGGAAGTCTCCGAAGAAACGCGAGGGCGAATCAGCGCGTGGCAACAAAACGGAAATGCTCCGTGGTCAAAGCGAAAAATGACGCAAGAGCACTGCAAGAAAATGTCGGACGGGTTGACCCGCAAATATAGAGCAAGCCCAGCAACAAACATCAAATTGGCGAAGAGCGGTAAAACCTCTGGGAAGCCTGGATGGTTTTACATCGCAAAAATGAGCAACGGACTATTGAAGTTCGGGAGCACGACAAGCGAGGATCATAACGATAGGTTCCGCCATTTTACAAATCAGTTCGGGCAATCTGGGCAACTGCTATTGAAGTGCCAGGTAAATGATGCCGGACGGTATGAGGCCGATATAATGGAAAAACACCGCGCGCATTGGGTAAGAGGTGAATTTTTCAGGGACTTTGTTGGCGCAACCTAGCCAGTGTCGTGACTTCACTATGGGCGGCATGAATGCTACCGACTTCGATTCTCTTACGCTTGCCAAATCTCAAGGCAATCCATACCACGCCAAAACAACTGGCAGGTTTATATCAGCCCCTGTTGATGGCGATTATTCAGCATGGTTGCCTCCTTCTTCTCATATTCAATCATTGTCTGAAGCGAAGCAGTATTACGCCGATCATATTGCCGGTAATTGGTCGATAGTTATTAAGCGTAAAGGCGGCTTGCGTCGTGTCAGGGTTAATATGAATGATAACCAATGGCACGCTTATACAAAGACGGTAAATGAAAAGCGCGTATTTTGGCCTGAGCGCGCACAGCGTATGAGCGCGATCATTGATACGCTGGCTAACCCTGGTGTTGTGCTTGAAAACGGTTCAAGAGATTTATTTATAGAACGTGTTGTGCATGGCGATCACGATGTGGTTGTTTTGGAATGGCGTCCTGACGAAAAAGAGTATCGCTTCCGCTCATATCATTATTGGCCACACGATGAATTCAAGAGATTAACTGCGCCATCTGATAAGGGAGGATACAGGCCAGCCAAGATGCGTGGAATTGAAGTCAAAAAAGTCGAATCCCCAATCAGGAAGTCTGTTGGGGCTTCGTTTGAATCATCATTGCAAACCGATGATTCCACCATGTTTACCAATTTGCACTGCACGCCATTGGCAGGCTCTTTCGAGCTTGGCGGGGCACACACAGGTATTGGCTGGCCCCAAGACGACACTATCCGCTATTTGGCCGAATTGGTCAAGGCGATAGATGGGGGTGAATTAACAGAGACTCCTACTCCAGCGCAGGCCGAGGCCGGAAACTATGCCAAGCGAAAGATGGCATGGCACGGGCTGACTATCTCGATTGAAAACGAGCCCGGATCTATCCGCAAAGGTAATGGCTGGAAAACCAAGATGCTTTTCGCATACGGGTACTTGACATCCTCCCCTCCCTGAAGGAAGGGGATTCCTACGGCGCTACGCGGTAATTTGCGCAGTCGCTTCGGTGGGTTCCTGCTTCATCGAGCGGCCTGACTGCGCCGACTCTCCACAGGCTAACAAGCGGTATCCCCGCTCTAAAACATTGATCGCGCCGACCACATCGGCGTGATTTTCGTAGCCACAATCGACACACAGGAATTTCGCCTGAGTCTGCCGATTGTCTTTCGATACATGGCCGCAGCACGGGCAAGTCTGACTGGTGTGGTGCGGCAGCACGGCCAGCAGCATGCCGCCGTTCCATGCGACCTTGTAGTCGAGTTGCCGCCTGAACTCGCCCCAGCCCTGGTCGAGAATGGCGCGATTCAGCCCGGACTTCTGGCGCACCCTCTTTCCGTGCTGCTCACTGTTGCCCTTGGCAGACCTGGACATGTTGCGTACCTGCAAATCCTCAATACAGACGAGCGCGTGGTTTTGGCTGATCGTTGTTGTGGTCTTATGCAGGAAGTCTTTGCGGGCATTAGCGATGCCGGTGTGAATCTTTTGAACTTTGGCTTTCGCCTTCTTCCAGTTGTTGCTGAACTTGACCTTGCGGCTCATGCGACGCTGGTAGCGCGCCAGGCGTTGCTGGTGTTTCTTGAAGCTGTTGAGCGGCGCGATGAAGCTGCCGTCGCTCATCGTGGCGAAGCGGGCGATGCCGACATCGATGCCGATGGCCGTCGTCGCCGTGGGCAGTGGCTGTTCGACCTCGCGTTGCGTTTGAATCGACGCGAACCACTTGCCGCCCGACTGGCTCACGGTGACATTGCGTACCTCGCCCAGCACGTCGCGGCTGTTGCGGTAACGCAGCCAGCCGAGTTTGGGGAGAAAGAGGCGGTCGTTACCCTGATCGAGCTTGATCTGTTTCGAGTCGGGATAGCGGAAAGCATCGCCGCTACCCTTGCGCTTAAATTTCGGAAAGTCGGCGCGTTTCTCGAAGAAATTTTTGTAGGCCTTCTCCAAGTCCTTCAAGGCATGCTGCAAGGGATGGCATGGGGCATCCTTGAGCCACGGCGTTTCCGCACCATTGCGCCACCCGGTCAAGTGCTTCGCCATGGCGACGTAGCTGATGAACTTGTTTCCAGCCTCGTGATTTTCTTTTTGCATCGCCAACGCCTTGTTGTAGACGAACCGGCATGACCCAGCGAAGCGGCGCATATCGCGCTCTTGCTCGCCATCTGGCATCAGTTCGTATTGGTAGGCTTGTAAGCGTTGCATGGTTAAATTATAGTTTTGTCTATGAGTCATGACAACGATATTCGCCACGGAAGACACTGCGTTTTCATGATGCACGTGCATTTGGTCTTTGTAACCAAATACCGCCGTGAAGTCTTCACAAAAGCGATTCTTGACGACCTGCGCCCGATGTTCGCCAGCGTCTGCACGGACTTTGAAGCGGAACTGGTGGAGTTCGACGGCGAGGATGACCATGTACACCTGCTGGTGAACTACCCGCCCAAGGTTTCCGTCTCGAATCTGGTCAACAGCCTGAAAGGCGTTTCCAGCCGGATGATTCGGAAAAAGAACTATCCGAGCATCCGCAAGAAGCTATGGGGCGGCGCGCTATGGTCGCCATCCTACTTTGCCGGTAGCTGTGGTGGTGCGCCTATCGCCGTTATCCGGCAGTACATCGAGCAGCAGCAGACGCCGCACTGACGCACCAAACCGGACGGCTGCGCCGTCCGCGCTCTTGACCCCGCCCTGAAGAGCGAGGTTTGCCGCGCAACCGATCAATTCGACCGAGGGAAGCGATGGTGATCAGGTTGATGTGTACATCGGCCCTGATGAGAATGCCGATACAGTCTATGTGGTGCATCAGCGCAAGTATGGCGACTGGGCGCACTACGATGAAGACA